TATGATGAAATGGTAACACTAAACGCAGACAGAGACGAAACAGCATTTATTATTGTTGACGCTCCATTCCGTTTAAATGCAACCGAGGCAGTAGCTTGGAAACAAGGTACAACTGCTACAGAAAATGGCGAAGATGGATTAGTAACATCAAACACTTATAGTGCGGTTTATTATCCACACGCATTAACAACTAACCCTTCTACAGGTGATAACGTTGTTGCTCCAGCATCACACATTGCATTATACACATATGCATACAGTGATAACGTGAGCTTCCAATGGTTTGCACCAGCAGGTTTAACACGTGGTGTTGTACAAAATGCAACTAACGTTGGTTACTTAAATTCAGAAGATGAGTTTGTTAAATTATCATTAACTCAAGGTTCTAGAGATGCAATGTATGAGCAGAAGATGAATCCAATTGCAAAATTCCCTACAGAGGGTGTTGTAGTATTTGGACAGAAATCAATGCATGCAAGTGCTTCTGCATTAGACAGAGTTAACGTAGCAAGACTTACAGCTTATTTAAGAGAACGTTTTGCCGTAATAGCAAGACCTTTCTTGTTTGAGCCAAATGATGCAAGTACTCGTTCAAATGCTAAAGCAACATTTGATGGGTTCTTATCAAACATTATGCAACAACGTGGTGTTTATGACTTTGCGGTAGTTTGTGATACAACAAACAATACGCCTGCAAGAATTGATGCAAATGAATTTTATGTTGATGTAGCAATTGAGCCTACAAAATCAGCAGAATTTATTTATATTCCAATTAGAATCGTAAATACTGGCGAANTTTAAGTTAAAAGTTTAATTTAATTAAAAATAANGGCTACTATAGAAATATAGTAGCCTTTAATATGACAAATTTTAAATATTGTAANTTTTCAGCAATGNTTTGATAAATACAATATAACANNAATACTACAGTATTAGTATTATAGGAGAAAACAAATGGCTGTAATTACAAATTTTGGTGTACCAACNGNNNCAACANCTGGTACAACATTGATGCCTAAACTACAATATAGATTTAGNGTATCATTTAACAATTTAGGTGTATCTGCAACTAGCGATACAACAACACAAAACGTTATTAGTGCTTCAAGGCCTAATTTAACACATGAAGAAGTTGTCGTTGATTCATACAACTCAAAAATGTATCTAGCAGGTAAGCATACTTGGGAACCAGTAACAGTAGTGTTACGTGATGATATGAATTCACATGTTATTAAAGAGCTAGGTGCACAATTAAACAAACAAGTTGATCATGCAGATCAGCAAAGTGCTAAAGCAGGAAGTTCGTATAAATTTGAAACTATTATTGAAACATTAGATGGTGCTAACGGAACAACTAAACCAGAAACTTTTGATAAATGGCAACTACAAGGTTGCTTTATTAGTAATATACAATATGGTGATTTAAATTATGCAGATTCAAGTATGGTTCAAGTTACACTAACAATACGTTATGATCATGCAGAGCATACAGTAAATAGTGTTGATCTATTATCTGGAGCTGACATGAAAGACGGCTCAGGCGCTACACAATAGTAAATTAAGGACTAGTAACAATGGCAATAGGCAATGACGCACATCTATTGTATGGTCAAACGCTACCGCATAGACCAGACCTTAAGATGAAAGCGATACCAAGGAATAAGTATCTCTTTGCAGTAAGATTAACTATGCATGACGGTAGTAACCTTAATCTTACACGTATAGCTAATGTGGCAATGCCATCGTTTGTATATAGAACACAAACACTTAATAATTATAATAATAAAAGCGTAGTACAAACAGGAATAGATTATACTCCTATAACACTGACAGCATACGATACCAAAGATGCTGTATTTGAAAATTTCCTTAAGAAGTACGCTAATCATTATTTTACAGGACCAATGAACGATGATAGTTACGTAGAGTGGCTAAACAGTCCAAAAGGATTTGATTTAAAAACAACAAATCATTACATTAAAATGATGACTATTACTAGACTTGATACTAGTGAACAAGAAAATGTAATTGAAATATTTCATCCATTTATACAAAATGCAGATGCTGATACGCTAGATTATTCAGATAGTAGCCCTACTACTTTTAGAGTAACACTTGCATACGAAGGTTATAGAATTAAAACTCCTACAAACGATACTTCATCGGAAACGCTAAAAGCAGTTGCTGATAGACATCCAGACATTTCAAATGCTGTTATAGAAGGAAGTAATACTGTAGACCCAGGTTTATTGAAAGCTCTAGAAGACGCACCAAATGAAGTTGATCCAGCATTATTAAGAGCTCTCGACGAAGTAAACACTGAATCAGCTCAAACCCAGGCTAAACAGCTAGAAAAATTTAAAGAAGCTGAAATTGATCACGAAGCATTTGCTAGAGCGTTAGCTGATAATCCTGCTCTTGTTGCCGATATGAAAAACAGATTTTAAATATATGGAGTAACACTAATGCCGAAATTCCAAAATGGAAAATTCGTACCTTCTAACCCAGATAAATACTTAGGCAAAAGAACACCACATTACAGAAGTGGATGGGAATTAGCAGTATTTCGTATGTGTGATAATCACCCAGCAATACTAGGTTGGGGCAGCGAAACACACAGAATCCCATATAAAAACCCACTTACTGGAAAAATGAGTACTTATGTACCTGACTTGTTATTAGTATACAAAGACAAGAAAGGACAAAATCATGCTGAGATGGTTGAGATTAAACCAGCTAGTCAGACATTGAGCGAAGCAAGAACACAAGCTCAAAAGGCAGCAGCAGTGGTTAATCACTCAAAATGGGCAGCCGCACATGCCTGGTGTAAACAACAAGGAATGGCGTTTAGGGTTATTACCGAACATCAAATTTTTAATAAACCTCAAAACTCTAAAAAGAAAAGAAAATGACAAAAAAATTAGAAGAAGAATTAAATTTACCAGATTTAGATGAATTACTTCCTGATGAAACAGAACAGGAAGCGCCTACTACTGAAGAACTTAAAACAGAAATAGCAAACATTGAAGGCGAAATGAGTATGGTAGAACGTGCCAACATTGCATTGCCTACAGTTGAAGGTTTAGAACAGTTAGATAGAGAAATGGACGAATATGCAAAGAAGGCCATGGAAACATTTGAAGATTTAGTAGATCTTGGTAAAAATGTAGAAGATAGACATGCTGCTCCTATATTTGATAGTGCAAGCAAAATGATATCAGCAGCTCTACAGGCAAAACAAGCCAAAATGGACAAGAAAATGAAAATGATTGAGTTACAAATGCGTCAAGCTAGACTTGAAAAAGACAGTGAGAAGATAGATGCGTATGTAGCCGGTAAAAAACACGAATTGGGCGAAGAAGAAGAGACAGAAGGGCGTATAGTTGGTGATAGAACTGCTATGCTTGCCGAAATAATGAAAAACTTGCCTGAAAAAGATAAATAGTATTAATAGGAGATAACCGCAATGAAAAAACTATTTTCACAATACTTAAACGAATCAAAAAAATCGTGGAAGTTTAGTATTAAAACAATACACGATTTAACTGATGATCAATGTGATCGCATAGAGAAGCACCTCGGAAAATACGACTCTAAAGGACTCGGTGCTGCAAAGAAAACAATACTACAAAGTGCACCACGTGATTTTCCAAATCACAAAGGATACGAAGTTTTTACACATGAATTTGAATGTAATAGAATTGCTAGCGGTTGGCAAGTACAAAACGACATTCGTAACATGCTTGGATTAGCAGATGGCGTACTTAAAGTAATAGGCGAACATGAACCAGATGATTTAATTCCACCTATGAGCGAACGTGTTGAAAGCGTTCTAGCTGATAAAGATTACAAAGATACAGAAAAAGTAAATGCATCAGATCATTACGGTGACGAGTATAACTCCAGTTTCATTAAAGAATTAATGAAAGTAAAAAAAGAAAAGGAAAAAGGCAATGAGTGATTTAGACAGAATATTAAAACTTGCTAGCCACGGCACAGCAGATGCTCAAAGTCAGGCTCCAGCAGAAAGAGAATTAAAAGAAGCACCAGGTAGAGAATTAAAACCACATGCCAAATTGGCACTAGAAGATTGGTGTAAA